TACACAATTAAAGATATTTAAGAAAGGTTATAACAATTTTGTACAAAACTATAATTTAGAATATTCACCTAATTATATTGGTAACAATAATTTAAAAACACAAGTATCTGGTGTTCCTGTTTTATGGGATACCTATACACAAGGAACAGGTGGTAGCGTTACATTAATACCTATGGCAATAGAAACAAGTGATAGGTATGAATTAATTACAGGTACAACAAGCGGTGGTATTTTTGGTTATACATATATATCTGCAACTGTATCTTCAGGTTTAGAAGGAGATACTTTAACTTATTCAAATGCATTTTATTATCAAGAAGTAGCTAAAAAACGTGGTCGAATAGTAATACAAGTAACAGGAATAGGTAGTGGTGCGCCATCTTATTATTATAACGTAGATAAGTTGTGGCAAGATGCAACTACTGCTCCTTTTGACAATTATTATTTAATAGATGAGGTTGATGAAAACGTAATAAATAACTTTTCAATAACTACTACACCTTTGCCTATAAGTGGAACAATCACCTTAAGATTAGAAATATTTGATAATCCAACTTGTTCTACATCAATTATTGTTGGTGATTTCGTATTAAGTTTTCAATCACCTATATCATTAATTAAAACTACTTCAATATTAGATTCAAATAACCAATACACTTTAGAAGTGGATTTGCCATTTGGCTATCCTATTTATAGCGGTGATGGAATTAATAGACAATTATTTAATCCAGCTTTAGGCAATATTTTAGTATTGAATAACACTGTTTTTGTATCTGCGACAGGGTGGTATAAATTTGGTGTATCTGGTACTTTTCAAGGTTTATCTCAATTGATTATGAAAGAATATGTAAACGCTTATAGAAGAAATCTTATAAATATTGATTCTACTATATTTGGTTTAGAAAATGCTGAAGGTACATTTAATGCTGGTTCAGTAGTTCAATTTACTGATACTGACCCAAGTCAAATTAACGTATCTGAAAAATATTATATGACTGGTAATATGACTATTAACATAGTTACAGGAGAAATACAATCAACAGTTTTGGATATTTCTAATGTAGAGATAGAAAGCAATATTTTAACTATTTACACAGTAGACGGGATAAATTATAATTAAAGTTTAAATTTGTAATATGGCAGCAGTAATAGGTAAAAACGTAATGCTTTATTGGCATAGAACAGAAGATGACACAGACGTAGCTTTTGCGTGTAGTACAAATTGTACTTTTAATGTAACTGTTGACCAAAAAGAGGTTACTTCACAAACAAGTGCGTGGTTTAGAGAATATAAGAACGATGTAGCAAGTTGGAATGTAACTTGTGATGGATTGATAACTTTGACTGGCTTTTCTTACCTATTTATGCTTGAAAAGCAAATGGAAAGAGAACCTATTGAGATTAAGTTTGTCATAGATAACGGAGTTGATGGGTTGTTTATAATCAATGGAATTTGCAATATTACCAACATAGCTATTAACGCACCTTACAAGGATGTGGCTACATATAACGTTAGCCTACAAGGTAGCGGTGCATACGGAACAAGCGGAACAAGTATTGACCCAGCTGGGGTTATTATAGTAGGTGCAAACCCAGTTAAAACTAAGGGTTACACGGCTGCTGGTGGTGAAACTACAATCACTTGGGCAGATACGATTGGTTATTCTTGTCTTTATGTTTCAAGGGGTGGTATTGATGTTCAAGCAATTATTTCAACAGGAACTCCTATTGATGAAGAAGTTAAATTTGTATCAGCGACAGGTGTTTTAACATTTAGCAGAGCATTAGAAAGCGGAGAATTTGTAAGGGCGCTTTTGCAATAGTAAAAAAAAATTAATATAAATGAGCAATCAGATAGTTATATCAAGCGGAGCAAAAGTTAGAAGTTTAGATGGAGTATTAACAGGTACAAGTGGTGTTGTAGGTTCTGTTCCTTTGGGTGCTGCAAATGGTGTAGCTACATTGGATAGTGGTGGTAAAGTACCTGTAAGTCAATTGCCATCAAGTGTGGTAACTTATTTGGGTACTTGGGATGCCGCAACTAACACTCCTACTTTAACAAACGGAACTGGCGATTCTGGTGATATGTATATTTGTAACGTGGCAGGAACAGTTAACTTTGGTGCTGGTCCTATTACATTTTCGGTTGGTGATTGGGTTTTATACGGAAGTGGAACTTGGCAAAAGTCAAACGGACAAAACGGAACTGTTACAAGCGTAGCGGTTACTGAAAGCGGTGATGCTTTATCAATTACAGGCTCACCAATTACAACGGCTGGAACTATCAATATAGGCTTTGCAGGAACAACTGGTCAATACATCAATGGAGCAGGTGGGTTAACTACTTTTCCAGATTTAACTGGTTTTGTGCCTTACACAGGTGCTACTAATTCAGTTGACTTAGGAGCATATAGTTTAAGCGGAGATACACTTAGTGGGGTTGGTATTTTATCAATTGGTTTTGGTACTCAAAGTGGTTATATTGGTATAAAACAAGGAACTACATTTCTTGGTAATATTAGTGGATATAATAGCATCAATGCAAATGCAACGAAATTTATATTAACATCCGATATAGGTTCAACAAATTATAAATCAGCAAGTTTTCAATTAGGTTCTTTAACTAACAATACTGAAAGAACATATACTTTACCTGATGCTTCAGGTACATTAGCATTAACATCAAACTTGTCAAGTTACGTTCCATATACAGGTGCAACTGCAAACGTAGATTTGGGTGGATATAGTCTATATCTTAATAATAGTCAAGCAGTATTTGGTAGAAATTTTACAGGTACAACTGCTTATGCTCTAATAGGTGTTAATCCATCTAATAAAGTTTCAATTGATACAAGTGCATTAGGTGCAGTATTTGGTGGTTCTGTAACTGGTCATATATTGCAAATGGTCTTGGTAGTCAAGGTGGTACTATTGCATTAAAACAAAATGGCTTAATGTCAGCAGGTACAGGATATACTACTTTAGGTAGTTTATCAGCTGGACAATTAGTTATTTATTTTGGAGATTCTAATTTATATGCAGCAACATTTTTAAATACTTCTTTAACTGCATCTCAATCTTATACATTACCAAATGCTTCAGGAACTTTAGCATTAACAACTGATTTAAGCGGCTATTTGCCGTTAACTGGTGGCACGTTAACTGGTGGTTTAGAAGGTACAACTGGTTATTTTGCTTCAAGTGGTGGTAGTGATACTTTTGCTATCAATCATTCAAGCGGTAATGGAATAGCTTTAAACATCACAAAGGGTGGAAATAATGAGGGGTTATATGTAAACAAGACAAGCGGTTCGGGTAATGCAGTAACAATTATAGGTACATTAAACGCAACTACTTTAGTTAAGAGTGGTGGCACATCAAGTCAATTCTTAATGGCAGACGGAAGCGTTAATACATCTGTTTTGCCAAGTGGTGCTTACCTACCTTTAAGCGGTGGAACTTTAACTGGTGCATTAAGCGGAACGAGTGCAACGTTTACAAGCGGAGTATTTAATAATGGCACAAATAGTACTAACGGAATAAAAGTAATATCTTCTTTATCTGGTTCTTTATTTACTGGCGGTATTGAGTTTATTAGAACAACAGTAGTTGCAGGTTCAAAAATAGAGCCATTTAGAGATGCAGCTTCGGGCGGTGTTGGGTTTAATTTCTTAACTACTGCAAACAATTCAGCTGAAGTAAGTGGTACATATTCAACGGCTTTATCAATAGCCTCTACCGGTGCTGCTACATTCTCAAGTAGTGTAACGGCTGGTGGAGTTCTTATTGTTAATGTGCCTACTGATAATACAACAGTTGGTATATTCCACACTGGAGGTGGCACTACTAATAGAGGTTTAAAAATATCAACATTTGCTGCTACTAATGACAATGCGGGAGTTACTTTAGATGCACAAACATCTACTGGTGTACTTGCCTTTGCAACTGCTGGTGCAGAGAAAATGCGTATAACAAGCGGTGGTAATGTAGGTATAGGAACGAGCAGTCCGAATGCAGTATTAGAGGTTGCAGGTACTTCTTCAACAAGTGATTTTAGAATAAGCAGAACAGTATCATCAAGTACTTATTTTTATATTAAAGCGCCAGGCGGCAGTCCAAGTGCTGCAACTATGGGGGTTAATGGTACTGATGTAATGGTTTTAAATTCAAGCGGGAATGTAGAAGTAAAAACATCAGGAGCATATATATCTTTTTTTGGTACAACTCAAAATGTTGCTTTACAATCTTTTAATGATACTACATTAAGAATACGAACTTTATTATCAGGGAATGGTGCATTAAGTATTGAAAGTTTAGGAACGGGTTTAGTGTATTCAAATTCAGGTTTATTAACAAGTACTAATCCATCCGATTCAAGATTAAAAGATAATATTACTGATATTTCTTGGGGTCTTAATGATATTTTAAAACTAAGACCTGTAAGCTACAATTGGAAAGATGATAAAATTAATCAAGGAATTCAATTTGGATTTATAGCACAAGAGGTTCAAGAAGTAATGCCAGAAGCAATTAAGGAGTTTGGAGATGATGTTAAATACTTAGGTCTTGAAAAAGATGCTATCTATGCAACATTAGTAAAAGCAATCCAAGAGCAACAACAACAAATTGAAGAATTAAAAGCATTAATTGCAGCCAAATAGTTATAATTTTACAAAAAAAAGTATATATATGAAAAAATGGCTTTACATATCAAGTGAAGAATATGGTATTAGAAATTTAGATTTTATTTTAATAATTACAATATTGCCAACATTATTTTATTACGCATTAAAAATTGCTATATAATATGAAATATTGGTACATAACACAAATGAATTGTAAGCCAATTGAAGATGGCAAAAGTGATGTCGTAGTAACTATACATACAGATAGGCTTTACAACCCAGAAATAGAAGGTAAAGTTTATAACGCAAGATGGTACGGAACAGTTAGTTGTCCTTTACATACTGGAGAAGGCTTTGTTCCTTACGAGGAATTAACATACGATATTATATGTGGTTGGCTTGATAACTTACTTCCAGTAGCTGAAATTGATGCTAATTTAGATGCTCAAATAGAGAACATAATAAACCCGCCCCAAATCACTTTACCTTTGCCATTTGTTAATCCATAACAAATAACTATATTTGTGTATAAAATAAAAACTATGATTCAACTGAACGAAAATCAAATTAAAGAATTAGAAGCGTATTTATTGGAGATTCCAGCAAAGTTTGCTAATCCAATTTTGCAATTCTTGGGTAAATTAGCACAAGAGCAAAACCCACCTAAAGAAGATTAAAATGGTACATAATAGCAATCATTCGGACTTATTGACTATTGTTAGCGGAACTTCTGCTTTTATCAGCGTGGTAAACGTTCAGCCAATCGTGTCTTTAATTGCCAGTTTGATTGCTATTGTTTCGGGCATCTTTGCTATTCGTTATTACATAAAGGCGGCTAAACGATTTAAGTAATGTATAAGAATATATTAATAGCAATATTGGTTATTATTATACTTCTTTTTATAAAGGACAAATCAACTAACATAGGTAAGCCATCTGTTATAGTTACAACGGACACAGTTTACCAACAGAAAACTTTTACAAAATATAAGAAAGGGGATTCTATCCCTTTTGTCGTTTTAGATACTACCTACCTAATTGATGAAGTTCACGATACAATTACAATCGTTAAGGACTACAATCAAGTCAAAGTTTACTCGGATACTATGCGCATAGACTCTTTAGGATACGCATACATTCAAGACACAATTAGCCAAAATAAGATTCAAGGCAGGGGGTTTAGTGCAAATTTCAACCTACCAACCATAACAATTACTAAAGTAATTACACCAAAGCCTAAGAAAGAGGTTTATTTGGGTGTTTTAGGCGATTTAAGGGCATTTGACAATAAAATAGGGTTAGGAGTTGGTTTAGGCATTAAAACGGCTAAAAACGGCTTATTTACAATAAACGCAACAACTAATCAGTATTCATTAGGTTATTATAAAAAACTATTCTAAGATGGCTTTACCAGTTACATTTAAACAATTTGCTTCCAATCCCGTTGTGGCTACTTTATTTATCGTGCTTTGTGGTATTTCAGCATTGTATATTGACGTGCGTTCAACGTTCAAAGACCAGATTACAAGCCAATCGGTAAAGGTGCAGAAGTTAGATGAAAAGGTTGATATTATGCAGGTGGCATTAAGAAGATGCGATTCATCTTTGGCTTCGGCTACTGCTAAGCTAAGTACATTGGAAAGTTTAGGTAAAATTCAAGGCATTAAGTAATGAGATACTTGTTATTTATATTTTTATTTGGTTGTACTGCAACGGCACAAAAGCAAAGCGAGGAAACAAAAGAGGATATTGAGTTCCAAAAGCTAATGAACAAGGTTGCAGAAACGAATATTAAATCGGTTCAAGTACAAGAAAAAGCGAGTAAGAAAGAAGCGGAGTTAGTACAAAAGGCGGTAGAAACAATTACGGAGTTAAAAACGGAAGTAACAATATTAAAAACGGAACTAAAAGATGTTAAAGCAAGTTTGGATAGCGTTAGCAATGATACTGGTAGCAGTTTCAGGATTTACGCAATACCCAATAATAAAGAAAATTAAAGAGGATTCAGTTGTAATTATGACTGTTCAACAAGGCAAACAAATTAATGCCTTGTATTTAGGTTATAAAAAGACAATAGATTCATTAAAAATAAAAGCAAAAGATTATGATTCAGCATTTAATAAACTTACTGAAAAAGAAGATACTATCAATTTATACAGATACCATATCCAAAATATTAAAGGAGTTGGAGGAATTGATGATGCCTTCAAAGAAAAATGGGAAAGAAACCAAGAAATAAACCGAATGTGGATTTTTGTATTATTTATGGCTTTAGCACTTATAAAAACTCAATAAAATGAAATGGATAGCAAACTTATTAAGTGATGAAAGGGGTTCAATTAGTACTAAAAGGGTTATTGCCTTATTGAGTGCGTTGTTTCTTTGTGTCACACTATTAGCAAACTCTTTTACCCACCAAGAAATTGCACCAAGCGACAAGCTGGTAGATGCAGTAATGGCTATTTGTATAGCAGCAATGGGTTCAAGTACTATTGATAAATTCTCAACTAAAAAAGATGCCGAATAACGAAAAACGAGCCTTTGCAATAGGCTTTACATTTTGGGTAATTGCATTAACATACTTTATATATAACGTAATATGAAACTATCAGCACATTTAGATTTAAGCGAGGTTACTCGTAGTGAATCAGCAAAGAGAAACGGCATTTCAAATATGCCTATTCCACAACACATTGAAAACTTTAAGCTATTAGCTGAAAAGGTATTTGAGCCTATTAGAACGCATTTTAACGTGCCTATTCATATATCAAGCGGATATAGGTCAAAAGAACTTAATGAAATCACAGTTGGTGCATCAAAAACATCTGACCATTGTTTTGGTCGTGCAATTGATATAGACCAAGATGGACACAATAGTAGTGTTTCAAATAATGACATTTTTCATTGGGTTATTAAGAATCTAAAATTCAAACAAGTAATTGCAGAATACCCTACAAATGGTGAGTTATCTTGGGTTCATATAAGCTACGATGAGGCTAATTTGAAAAATGAAATATTGATATGTGTAAGAAAGGATGGTAAACCACATTATTTGCCATATAAAGGAAATGAAAAACTAATTAAATAATTCCGTATCTTTGTGGTCAAATAAATGACTATGAGAAAAATAGAGGGATTTGAAAATTACGAAGTTGATGAGTTAGGGCAAGTGTGGAGTTTGCCTAAAAAAACAAGAAAAGGAACAAGGCTAATAAAGTCTTTGCTTCACCCAAAAACTGGATATATGTATCTTGATTTATGTAAAGATGGGAAGATTAAAAAGTTTACTGTTCATAGATTAGTAGCTTTGGCTTATCTGCCTAACCCAGAAAACAAACCTCAAGTAAATCATATAAACGGAGATAAAACTGATAATAGGTTAGTAAATTTAGAATGGTGTACAAGAAGTGAAAACCAAAAGCATTCTATTAAAATTGGATTAAGAACGGCAAAAGGAATAAAAAATTCTCAATCTAAACTAACAGAGCAAGAAGTATTAGATATTAGAAACTCAAAAGAAAAAGGAAGCATATTAGCTAAACAATTTAAAATAAGCCAATCTACAATAAGCGGAATAAGAAAAAGTAGAAATTGGACACATATTTAACAATGGTCAGCCGTAAAGCAATAGAACTAATTATCAAGCACGAAGTAGGTGGTAGAGCCGTTTACGAGAAGCGATACCAAAAGCCGTATGTGGCAGAAGATAAGGGAGTGATTATCGGGATAGGGTATGATTTGGGTAACGTAACGGAGAAGCAGTTTTTTAACGATTGGCAGGGATTAAATTTAAACTTTCTTAACGCATTAAGGAAAGTAGTTGGGATAAAAGGCGAAGCCGTTAAACCAATGATGAGAGGCGAAATATTGCAAGTAAGAATACCTTTTAATTTTGCTTATGATGTATTTGTAAGTAAAACAATCCCTAAATACTATAAACTAACAAAGGCAATATATCCAGAAATAGATGCGTTAAATGATGACACAAAAGGTGCTTTAGTTTCTTTGGTTTACGATAGAGGGAATTGTTTAGATGGAGATAGTAGAAAGGAAATGAGGAATATAGTTGAATTGGTTGCTGCTAAAGATTACGATGGTATCGCTGACCAAATAGAAAGAACCAAAAGGCTATGGGAAAACGAAGATGATATTCAAGTAAAACGGAGAGAAGAAGAAGCTGATTTGATATATAATTCAATTTCGTAATAAAACAAACTATGACACAAAAACAACAACTTGCAGCCGAATATTTGGCTAAATTTCCGTCTATCAGTAAACATTCTATTGCTGCTAAACTTTACAACGATTACGAGCATTTATTTAATAGCGTAGAACACGCAAGGACTTGTATTAGAATGATAACTGGTGCAAGTGGCACAAAATCAAGTAAGGTTGTCAAAATAACGCACACACCAGAATTGCCGCCATCTAAAATGCAAAATAGAACATTTGTTGATTTACCAGTAAGTTCAAACAATATTCTTTGGTTATCGGACATACACATACCAAACCAAGATAATGAAGCGTTAAAATTAGCTATTGATTACGGAGTAAAGAATAAAATAAATTGTATCGTATTAGGTGGGGACATTTTAGACAATACACCTTTTACTAACCACGACGCACCGCCACCATCAGCAGATGACGTTGTAGAATGGTTTGAGTATTGCCAAATATTCCTTAATCATTTACGAACAAAGTTCCCTAAAGCACATATAGTTTGGTTAGAGGGTAACCACGATAATTGGTTTGTTAGATACTTGATGAAAAAAGCACCAATGTTATTTAATGACCCTTATTTTAGATTGCCGCAACGATTAGACCTTAAAAAATATTCAGTTGACTTTTACGAACAACATATTGTAGTAAGAGCAGGAAAATTACATATGCTACACGGACATACTATTGTAAGGGGTTTTATGGCACCAGTAAACGCTGCAAGGGGTGTATTTATGAGGGCAAAAAGTTCAATGATAATAGGACACGTTCACTCTACTTCTAACCATTCCGAAACAAACATAAAAGAAGAGCCAATTAGTTGTTGGAGTGTAGGTTGTTTATGTACGTTAGCACCAGATTACGACCCACACAATACTAAACATAACGTAGGGTTTGCACATATATTGGTAGAAAAGAACGGAGATTTCGAGGTATTAAATAAAAGAATAATCAATAATAAAATACACTAATGGATAGCGAAGTATTAAAGCACGTTATAGAAGATATGCGTCAAAGAGAGGCAAAGGGCAAAAAAGAGTATGGAACCACAATGGACAGAACTGATTTAAGCGATACAGATTGGATGGATTACGCATACGAAGAAGCACTTGATTTGAGCCTATATCTAAAAAAGATAATATTAAACAAACAAGATAAAGTTTACTAAAATGAAGTATCCAAAGAATTTTAATCGGCTAAACCCAAATGAGCAAGAACAATGGCTGGTAAACAAGCTACAAGATATTTACGACATAGAGCAAGACATTAAAATTGCTTTAGGTAAAATAAGAGGTGGCGAAATAGTCCTATTTAAGGAAGTAGATAGACTTGATTTATTAGAGATGAAAGATGAAGATTAAGATTGAACATAAGAAACTTGGTCGTGAAAAAGCCTATGGAATGGCTGATAGTGATGGCACGATATACCTTGACCCAAGATTAAAGGGCAAGAAGCATTTGGAAATACTGGTACACGAAACGCTGCATATTCTTTACCCTTTGGATAGTGAAGAAGCGATTATTACCAAAAGTGTAACTTTGTGTAAGCTACTTTGGAAAATGGGTTATAGGAGAGTAGATAATTCAAATAATCTTCCGTTACAGGATGGCTCTAAATAGTTGTTGGTTCATAGTTCCCACCCCTAAAAAGGTGGGTTTTTTTATTATATTTGCATAGTTCGTATTGGTGTGCCACTCCTTTAGTCTTATTGGGGTGGCTTTTTTACCACTTATCCTTAATATTTGCCGTTCATCACATTTTTAGAAAATACTTGCATTGTTTGATAAAGTTATAAGGTTTTACCCTATCTTTGATATATCAAAACAAAAACAACCAATTATGACAACTCAATTAACAAAAATCGGACAAGGTTATTATCAAAAAGGATATGGTAAAGGATTTAAAAAAAGACCAATTATTAGAATTAGAAATACCATCGGCGGACAATAGTGTTATTTATTTGTGGACTACTCATAAATTTTTATTTGATGCAAAAGAATTATTAGATAATTGGGGATTTGATTATAAAGCAACGTTAGTATGGAATAAAGAAAAAATGGGAATGGGTGCTTGGTTTAGAATGCAATGTGAATTTTGTTTAGTTGGTTGGTGAGTAGAATCAGCAAGATAGTTCAATCCTCCTTTCTTATTAATCTCTTCTACAAGTTTAGGATAGGTTCTAAGTTTAATCTCAATCAAGTTAAGCATAAAGTTATCTCTTGCTTCACCGATTGGATATTTAGACTTATTCTTTTGGTAGGCTTCTTCTACATCTTTATAAGTCTTACCTTCAAACTGTATTCCTTCACTCATGTAATCTCTCCATTCTTTTTGTTTAGGTGTCCACTGTCTCGACCAAGTAGAACCAGTTGGGGAAGTAAACACCGGATTGGTCAAAGCATAAGCAAGGTCATCTTTATAAGAACTAATCTCTTCTCCTATTCCTTTAGAACCTTTAGTAAACTTTGCTGGTTGATTCATGGCTGATGTGTCTGGTTCAATTGTGTAAACATAAAGTTTACCTTTACCATTAATCCAATCTTTTGTTTGTTTGAATTTAAAATCTTCTACTTTAGAAACGCCTTCACTTTTAAGAATGGCTTCTTTACCACCAG